ATCAAATGTTGAATCTAAAACTAGATAATCAGCATCTAATAATACGGTCTCATCCCAGGGACTTATTACGTAACTGTCTACGCGATTCGTATTATAATAAGGCTGTTTTTTAGCAGTATATCTAGTATCATAAAATGTTCTTTGACCAACATTCCGTTCGATATCAACAACAATAACCTCATCAAAGGCAGACTCAACTACTTTTTGATCATATTGTGACAGTAACCATCTAATAGTATCAGATGATGTTACTAATGCAGTTGAATTGATTGTTAAATGTTTTTTAATCAACAATGCACAGCACAGAGCCATAGTCCCATAATCGAGTTCTATATTATTATAAGCGTGTATTAGAAATCCTTTGCTCACAGTTTATCCTCATCAAACATTTCAGCAAATGTGGCCTTAACTGATCTCGCTTTTCTAATTTTTTCATACTCGACATAATAAAAGTTGGTTGCTTGAAAATATCTACTCATTAATTCATTATAAAATTTGGGTATATCTGTAATTTCAATTGGATTACCATTTACATCAACTAATACGATTTCATCTTTGCCGCTGTCAATTATAATTTTTATAAAAGAAATTAACTCTGGTGTTGATTTAAATAATCCACCATTAGTTGCATATGAAAGCATAGTATCCATTTTAAGACGTATGTTTTCTTTTTTATTGAAAAGACTTACCCTAAAGTTTGAAAACTCTAAGGCTTTTGATAAACGCTCATCCATGATAATTCTCCTACTAAAGTATAAGAATTATCGTTATCTAAATCAATTAAACGCCAGTTACAGTGGCCCAGGTAGGGGGCGGAACAACTAATATATCTCCAGCTAGTAACTGAGATACGCTGCTAGTTAGTGTACCATCTACTTGATCGTAAGATGGCAACCCTGTGTCAAACTGCGCTTGAAATCTAATCACAGAACCATTGCCGCCATTGCTGCCAACTATGCTTTCTGCTCTAGCTCTTAAAGTATAACTGATTGTAGTGTAATATGGTAATCCGCCGCCAGATTTTGTATACAAAGTTTGATACGATCCAGTTAAACCATAGTAACCAATGGCACTGGCTGTGCCACCCGAGCCTGTTATAGTAGTATCTAAAGCTCCAACTTTTATAGTTCCAAAACTTGATAGTAAGGTTGTAAAATCAGAATTCAATTGACTTACAGTACCACCCGATCTTGATGCTGAAACATAAACTGTACCGCCTGTATTGAAGAAATATCTAGCAGTGTCTTCACTAGCAAATGTAGCTGTAAACTCATGCAAGACTGATGTATTCCATGCTGTGCTACGTGTACTTGTTAAGACGCTTGAAAGTGTCATTTGAGTGATATCATATGTTAATCTACTAGTATCTAATGTATTAATAATGGCTGCAACATTTGGTCTTCCCAGTGTACCATTATTGGCTTGTATGGCTTCGCCAGCTACAACTACATTAGGAAGCGTTGTACCAATTCCTGTGTGAATATTAACAGTTTGCATGGCGTCGCGTAACGAATTCCATTGACTAGCTGTCACAGCTATATTAGATGAAACTGCCAAAATTACATTAGAAGTTTGTCCGTATCCTCTAGTTCCGTATCCAACACCTATCAGAGCAGCAAGTTTATTAGCCGCTGCAGAGTCGTCAGCATACGCAACATTAGTGGCATTTACGCCTCTAAAATTTGTATAGTCGGCTGCTTCTATTGTTTGTCCGACTGTATATGTCATGTTAGTTCTTGCCTACACTTATTTCAATAGTTGAAATATCTGGTGTTTCTTTATCAACTAAAGATCGTCCAATAATTGCCAAGTCGCTGCATGCTGGACTCCATGCCACAGCTACACCTGGTATAGCACTGGTCATTAATCGCTCACCTTTACGTACTACTCCAGCAACTTTGCATGGTACACGACCGCTCAATGCCACAGGTGGATGCGTGTCATTGTTGCCTGCATCTGAGTTCATTAAATATCCTGGAGCTGTTGAAATTACACCAAAAACATTTGTATCTGCCTGTACAGATGATGCTGTGATTTCTTTCGCACCGCCAAGCGACACTACTGTGCCGGGTTCATAAACAGCATCTGCTTCATATCTTTCAGCTAAGTCAGCATAAAGTGCAGTTGTAGCAGTACCATTAAAAGTTACTGCCCACATATTAGCAAATCTAAATGAAGCACTGCCCATGCTATATGTGTTATCTACATTTGGTATGTTATTTTGAGTACTTTTGAATAATGTAGTGTCTCCACCTATACCTATACCAGAAACCGTTGAATTCAAATTTAAACCTGGCACTATAGTGGAAAATCCAGAAATAGCGGGATTTGGTACAAACGCAGCATCTAAACTAAAAATGCCTAAAAGTGTTGATCCTATTGTTATACGCCAAATATTATGATCGTTTGTGCCATCAGATACTCTAACCGAATCAATAGTACTATATGATGGAACAGCCGGATCTAATGGATCCAACCCGTCACTGGCGCCTAAAGGACCAACCAATAGCCATGCGCTGCCTGACCAAACATATAACTGATTAGTAGTTGTACTATACCAGAATGCACCAGCGTTTGAACCAGATAAAGGGGCGGTTGCACTTGCAATGACACCGCCAACAGCTACCCAAGATAGTGTAAGTGCATCATATACTTTCAATAATTTAGAAGTAGTGTCATACCACGTTTGGCCATTTACAGGATTACTAGGACTTGTGCCTGCAGCAAAATTTTGCATAATCCATAGCATGTTTTCGTTGACTGGAGCGCCATAGTTCACATAACCACGACCGGGAAATTTTATGCTTGCCGAATTAGTGGAAATGCTACCATCTGCTATTGTAGTTAGTAGCGTACCATCATAATTATATATGTTAGTGGACATTCCTTTTACCCTTTTTTATTTGTTTTATTTATGCACATAAAAAATCTCATCACTTAGACTGTTTGTATTCGAATAGTGTAAACTATAGATAATTGTCTATTCAAACTCTTTTGGACAGGACTGAAAACTACATGCGTTAACAGTCTGCCTTCTGCAGGTCCATTTGAATCAAAAGCTTTAAGTCCTAATTCGTTAAATACATACGGTCCTGTTAGTGTCGTAGCAGTATCAAAAGCATCTTGCCCAGCTGGCTCTCCAACCCCTAAATTACATGTTACTATTACGTCTGTGTAGGTGGTTCCAGAGGTATGCGCAGTGGTAATAAAATTGGCAATTGGATCTAAATTCAATGGACTCATATCATTTACGCACTTGCTGTAAGTTTCATTATATAATTGTGCTGAAAGTCCTACCACATTTGGAGGCAAATACGTTATAGTCCCCGTACCACTTACTGTAGCAGCTCCATTACCAAAAACCATATCTTGTATCCAGCTGTCTGGTCTATCAGCTATTGTTCTTGCCAAGCTAATGCTGAAATTTTCATAATTAATAGCATTTTTTTTATCAACTAAGACTTCGCCTGTAACTAAATCTTTGATAAGAACATGACCTTGGACAAAATTTTTATTAATGTCTTCCATTTTCCCTCTCATGCTCTCTTGTTGACTAACACTTCTTTGGTATCCAAATCAATGATTTTGATATTAGCATATACCATTACACCTAAATTTTCTTTCATTGCATTTGAATTTGCTTTTTGCGTTGTTTTGTCATTCATGAATTATTTATCCTGTATATGGTCGCGATAGGAAATAGTATGCTTGATTAGATCTATTATATTGCAATCCATTTGTAGCAGGTTCCCAAGTATATGGTGCAGCAGGTGTCACATTTGAGCCTGCATCGATAACAGTGGTTCCTACAGTATGGCACAAGTTATTATAGGATATATCTTGATTCAAGCTAGCAATTTGAACATTTTTGTATCCATAATTTGGTGCAGAATTTATGAAATGCACGTATCTACCAGCCGGAAGTGCAGGCGGATTGATCACAAACTCGTAACTACCATTCTCACTATCTATAGCTTGATTTACCTGTATCATACCATCTACATACACCGTTTCAGCAATTGCTTGTGTTGCTGATTCAGTTGCAAAGTAAACTGTTGATCCGTCACCATTATAGTATTGAATATTATATTCAGAACGCGGATTGCCAGATGTACCTAATCTATTACGCTGTATACCAACTAAGAATGCTCTATTTGGATAAGTCATTGTGGGAGCTAGTTGTATTTCATTGAAGCTTATGAGTTCATCATTGATGAATATATAACCAAGATTTTCCACAGAAGAAGCTGAAATCTTAGAGTAATCTGCAATTTCTATTGTGGAAGTATTAGCATATACATTGCTCAATAGAACCGTTTGACGCTGGCTATCTAAGGCAATAGTTTTAACTTCTGTATCACTTGTAACAGTTCGCCATGCAATTGATGGTTTATTTGGTAATCCAACCATATAACTTACAATTATAGTTGTACCAGTCCAATCGTTTCCATATACTGCCCAAGCATTTTCTGACTCAACATAAGTTATGACATAATCCTTGCCAGGAGTTTGTATCACTCCGTCTAACCATACTCTTATGGTGCTGTGATCCCAAGGATTTTTCGTTAGTACGTATCGATCGGTTGGAGAATAATCAAATTCTTCAACATGGAATTCGTAGTCAAGATCCTGTGTGTATGTTGTGACTATTACGTTATCCCCTAGCTGCAACAAACCAGCAGCAAATGAAATATTTGAACTAGATATGGTGTAATTAGTTGAAGTTTTGATACACACTACTTGTATATCAGAATTCTCAATAGGTACACTGGCCAATGTAAGATTGTTACTCAGATCAATAGTATATCCAGTTTGCAAAACTTGATCAACATAAACATCAATTGAAATCGCTGCAGAAATGTCAATAGTTAAAACAAATGTATCAGAAACTCCATTACCAACAAATTGCTCCATAAGTGGTGGGTCAATTAAATCACCGTTCACTTGAACCAAAGTTGACACATAACTTGGCAATGTTGAGTTTGGAGATTGTGCAATAGCATATGTAGTCACCAATGGATTGGTAACAGTGAATGAGGTATCGGATACAACACTATATTCGTCACTAGTAAACGTTGTGATGTTAATATTAGATCCATATGCTGGTGCAACAGCAAATCGAATTCCGTTAGTAAGTCTACTAGCCGGAGGAGTAATAATACCATCTACTGTGACAAAAATACCTTCAGGATAAGAAATAGTTGTACCCGGAACTGTAAAATCAGTTGAAACACCATTGCCAACGTAGGTAAAGGTATTAATCAAACTAGTAAATTTTAGATTAAATGTAGCTCCACTGCCGGTTGGTGATGAAAATTGAACAACTGGCTGTGCAGGTATTCTCGCATAAGCACCGGGAACAGATATTATAACTGATTCAACACCCCACGACACATCAATGTCAGCACTTAGAACAGAAGTTGTGGGAATTCTGTTAAGATTCCAAACATTTGATAGCGGTAATACACTCCATAGTCCCGAATTTTCAATCACTGCAGCAAGTATAGCTCCGTTAATATCAACTGATGTTACACGGAGCACTGTGAGATTATTATCAACACTGATACCGCCAGTTGTATCTAGTACTAGCAAGTCATCTAATTGATACCCCGCACCGCCATTATTGATTATGATAGTAACAGCTTTTACACTGTCAACTTGCAATACGCCTGTGCTGACACCCATGTTAGTGTCAAGAGCTATCAAATCGCCAGGATAATAACCAGATCCAGAAGTAGCTGGATATGCGGCTAATATTTCTCTGCTAGCTCCGCCAATGCCAATCGTATAAATCTGCAAGAGTTGCCCTGCAGCAGGGGTAGAAATAAAGACTAATCTGTTAGTTTCAAAATTTATGACATAATCGTTACCAATACCTTCAACTAATGGTACTCCAGCAAGATATGCCATTACTGAATCATTTGTTTGAGGAGTTATTAGCAAGTCATATTGATCTTGTAAACCATCAGTATAATAAACACGCGAACTTACTAAAGGACGTCCACCTACCTGTGCTGTAATAGTATCTAACATTAGAGTGTCGCGCACTCGTGTGGGATATAATTCTTCAGGATGATTAGCATCAACAAATGGCTGTACAAACTCGTTGCCTTCATAAATTGAATCAGATGTATTAGTTGGTGCAGCACCAAATGTTTGCCCAATGTAGAGTATGTAGATGTTTGGCGAAGCACTGCTATCAGGGGCGTTGATAAATGTAATGTATTGGCATGCCCAGTCTATATTGAATACAGCGCCGCTACCAAGTCCCGGATAAACAACTGGATATTCTGCATTATATGGGCCTGGTAATACTGTGATATAACTGCCTTTGCCTACAATTTCAATACCTGTAATAGTTGAGCCAGAGGTAGCTGTAACTCGTAATCTTGTTGCTACAATATCATTACCGGCTATTATATCAATTTGATCTCCTACCGAATAGCCAACTCCGCCGTTTACAATTTCTACATTTTCTGCATAGGTTGGAACATACCAATCTAATCCATAAAGTCTTAAGGCTCCGTCACTCCATACAACAATGTCGTTAGGGTTAGTAACATCTTTTAATAATGGGAAAGTTGTGGTAACTCCATTACCTATAGCTACATCATAATTTGGAATCATACCACCCTGAATAATTTGATCCAGGTATGCTTCAATAGCAGCGGCATTAGCATCCCAGCCAAGCATGCTCCATTCGCTGCGGTCCCATCCTACATCAACATTGAATCCCAGTGCCGACAATCTTAAACCTTGATATGCAACCCCGCTCATCAAATCTTCAATTACTTTTGGCAACATACCAGCAGTTGGTGCATAGAACTCATTTATTCTATCCATGGCACCATAATTTTCGTCTATAGAATCTTGCCATCCATGAATATCCCAGATTGAACTCCATGCACCCGACAGATCTGGTGTGCTGATTCTATCAAAAATTAAAGTTGTGGTAAGAGTTCTTACCAATTCTGGGTTTGATAGGTAATTATTGTTCCACGACTGATACGTATCATAGTAACTACGATCGGCAGTGCCTTCTTGTGGAGGTTCTCCCGTATATGGGGAACCTGGAGGTCTGTCGAAGTCAACCACTGACACATTTGCTAAATCAAGTTTGCTTTTTCCGTTTACAAACTCTCTGATCTTGACATGATATGGTTTAGCTTCATTGATAAATCCAATGATACTTTCAATAGTATCAACTTGTAATAACTGACTTGTAGTTAATGGTTGATTAAAGCCTTTCAAGATTATATCACTAGTTTTAATTAACCAATCTACTTGTTTTTGTTCACTTACTACATAATAAATCATTGCAAAAAATAGTTGATTTAACTGCAATGAATTTGGCTCAGCATAGATTGCTTCTTTAATACCATCGATAATATTAGCAAACTCTGTAGCGGCATTTTTATCAAATGCAACTGCTTCATATGCCCCAGTATCAAATCCTCCTGGTGTTACAGTCCATTGATATACTGAGTCTAGAACTTGAATAGATCCATCTTGCTGACCAATCAAAATCCATTCATTAAAATATCTAAACAACTGCCACTTGTTATTTCCGTTATTCAAAACTTTTATAACTAGACCATTTATTGGATTTACAATAGCTCTAAGATCAGCATCAGTCTCTACTATTCCGTCGATAGCAATCTGAGATGAATATCCCGTGAGATACCAATCAACATATTCCCAGAAATTAGCTGTATTATATGTTTGCTCAGATGTTAATAACCAAGGGTTAGATCCTACTTGATACTGCCATATTGTCCAAAGATTGTTTGTAAGAGGAGTAGGATCAACCAATACAAACTGTCCTGGAACTATTTCTCCAATTAACCCATCTCTAGCAGCTAAGCTTTCAACACGGTAGCTGTAATTTCCTGTGCTTGGTGGAATTGGATCAGCAGACTCAAAATAGGTTTGCCATCCAGTCATTGACGGATTGTCTACCATAGGTGTTATGCTAGCTGCTAATAGAGCATTAAAGGTGTTTACAAACAACTGTCCTGCTGCTTGCCTGTCAACGAACCATGTTTGACGAGGTCTAACTGTAGTGCCATATTTTTGTATAGCAGGGAGGTTATAATCGGGAACATCATTTCCCAGGCCATCAAAGGTGACTAAGCTAGCTTTCAGTTTATTCCAAACTAGATCACTAAGAGGACTTGTTGGATCGCCGTCGCGAATTAGCTCCCATTGACCGTAGGTGTTATCATTGTTCTTTATACTAGCATATTCAATAGAGTGAATAGTTTTATCAGCATTCAAATATCCATCTACATTCCCAATAATTATGCTCCGACTGCTTACTGCAGCGTACCAAGGTAAATTATCAATACTTGGATTTTGAATCAGCTGACTTATATTAAGCGTTGTCAGCTCTCTGTCTGGTGCTGATGGAGGCATCGCACTATTTTTTACCCAATAATAGTAATAGATGGTTGCAGCACCGCCCGGCCCGTATTCAGTTATTTGAGACCAGCTTGGATTTTGTGGATTTCTGACAGTTCCCGAAGGGATATAACTTCTGCCGTTTTCTGTGACGACTTCGCCCGTAACAACAGCATTCGCCCAATCTGTAGGCGGTATAGTAGTTCGTATCCATTCATATATGTCAACACTTGTTCCAGGGGCAATTTTTCCCCAATGCTGTATTCTATATCTATCGTCCCCTTGTTCATAGTCAATGTACCTCACTGTTGAGAGATCCCACCAAACTTCACCAACTTGAGCAGAATCCCAGGCCTCACTTTCACTTAAAGCATAACCAGAACTGTCGCCTTTGTTGTACTTGGCAGGATCGTAATCAGTCTTGTAACTTATCTCTACATCAGCTTTTCCAGATATTTTACCTTGAGCCGGGTCAAAATAAGTAACTACTGAAATTTCTTGTCGTGTATCTGCATTATACAATGCACTATCTAATAATAAACTTGAATCTATCTTATATTCTTGTTGACGATATGGTAACCAATTGCCAGACAAATACCTATAGACAGTCCATGCACCTTCAACTTGCCCGCCATCGTCAACATATGTCAATTGACCTTCTGGCCAACCGCCCGGCGGTTCACCACTATCACGATCAAATGTGTTGGCAAATCTTGTTGGTCTGTATACAAGAATAGTACCACCTGATCCAGGTTCAAAAGTACTTACTGGAATTTGAAATGTTAACGGCGTAACTTCTGAGACAATATATGTTCCATTTATAAGTTGCACACCGGTTACTCCAAAAATAATAATGATATCTCCATCAGATAAACCGTGCTCAACCGTAGTTGTGATTACTGTTGGTCCTCCTGTTGACGAACTAGGCACTGTGGTATCAATCTGTCCTATCACTTTAGCTAATATCCATGTGCTCCACGAACCAGTATCATTGATAAATTGCCATATTGTATCTCCAACTTGTAACGGACGATTTGTAACCTGGAGATCTGTATACAAGGACAGTAGTGCAGCAGTATCTGCTACCATCCATGTCGTTTCACCTAACATTGGATATCCTGCCAGCGGCAAATCTGTAGCTGGATCAATTTTGTATGTTTTGCGTAAAGCAAAAAGTTTGTCTTGATAACTCTCTGGTGGTGTAACAATTAAAGGATCATTTGGAACAATATCGATCACGTCGTCACCGATAGGATCACTGTCATTGCTGCTGAACAATCTTATCCATTGTGGATCACTGCTTACTTTGCTTTGAGGTAAACGATATTCTATTAAATTATTTAGATTAGTAGCACCGTAATACCCAACACGAATTAACCACTCTTCATAGTATTCAAATGAACTAGTTTCTGGAATAATTGCTGTATTTCTTAACAAACGATTCAAAACCGTTTCTGTACCCTTGTTTCTTATGAAACCCTGATAAAATTCAAACTCTGTTGCGTCTTCAAGCAACAAGTTTTGAAGATACAAGCGGTTCTGATAGCCTAACATATGTCTAGCTAAATTTTGAATATTCTGTCTTGGCACAGCGCCAAGCTCTGTTGTAAAGGTTTCAAGCCCACCAGAGTTGGTAATTTTTGTATAATTCTTAGGCTGCTCAATATTATAATATTTGGTTATTTGATTACTAGTAGCATCATAGTTCGGAACCATTGTCCAGTTACCAGTATTGGTGTTTTGAGTCAATATATAGCCTGGTGCATCTACCCTGCCATTCCAATCATTTGATCTATAAGCATAAATCTTTATTCTGCTTTGTCTAAGATCATACAGGGGTTGATAAATGATATCACCAAAGCCAGTTGTATTGTCCCAAAATACAGCATGTTCTAGTGTTGTTCTATATAATCTTAAACCAAAAATACCTTGAGTATTGGTAGGACGAATAGTTAAACTACCTTCTTCTCTTATTGTGGTGATATTTTGAGGCTGTATTGGTAAGCCAGCTCTGTCAGTAACAGGATAAGCACCTGCAACTATGCCATTAACGTATTGAATATTTCCGTATTCTTGAACATATCTTGTAGATGCCGCACTGGGACTTACTGATATAAAGGTTCCATTTTCCCAGCCGCCTTGACTCCAGAACAAAAATTCTTTGGCACTTTGATTCCAATTCAATACTACATTGGCGTCATCGCTATATTGATCAAATACCCATCCCTGCGACTTTAAATATCTTCCATAGCTGATTAAGAAGTCATAAACCATTTGTCGAGTAGGCATTATTGTGCTGTATGGCACATAATTTACAGTATCTAGTCCTTCTAGATATTCTATAGCTCTCTGTGTACCAATTATCACTGAATTTTTTGGACCATTTGTATCACTTGGTATTATCGGGAAAACTTGATTTATACTGTCATACCCATACAACTTCCACCCATCGCGTACTTGTTCAATCAAAACACCACTATAGATAGCTTCACCAATACTAGTGCTGCGATACAACACAACATTTAGATTATCATTTGGTATTATTTGACTTTGATATCCTATATCGCCAAAGCTATCGACCATTGTACGCAAACTATCAGCATTGATATAACCTGCCATTCTATGAGCTAGTTGCACATTACCGCCGCGGATGATATTACCAAAATATTCTGTAACACTTAGTCCTTGACTAATCAAATATTCACTGATCCAATGTTGAAACCCACAACTACCAAAGTAGCTTAAATTGCTTTCATTGGGAACTGTTACACCTGTTGAAAGAGTATTTGGTCTTTCTCTATGAACATAAAACTGATTGCTACTACGACGAGTGTTGGTGTCGATATAAAGCCATTGGCTATTGGTTGAATTTTCATAGATTTCTTTAGTACGCAGTGTATCCCAATTATATTCAACAAATCTAGCAGGCTTTGTTAGATAGCCTGTTTGTGCCGTAACAAAAGGATATTCTTGTGAATGTATCCAAGCTGTTTCTACTGGAGATCCGTCGCCAAACTGCCATTCAGAGCTAGCTGAATAAACATCAGGAATAGATGCTACGCAGCCAGCTAGATATGGTGGCAACAGTACACCTTGTGTATCAACAGGAATGCATGATAGCAGTCCAGGTCGGGCCCACACCGAGTAGGTTCCCGCTCGAGGCCCTTGACGTATAATACCTTGACTTAAATCACTCCATAATGCTGTGTTACCACTTGTATATGGTGCAGGACCATATTGATCTTCCCACCAAGGTGGCATTTGACTAAATCCTAACATTTCCCAAGGATGAGTATGGGGTCTATCGGTATCATAAAACCATCGGTAGATACCTTGCCAATGACCCGGTATCGGTTGTCCTTGTTTATCAACTACTGATCGATAATTATATGAAAACTGATTAGTAGTATCGTAACCAGTATTGACTCGCCATTCAATTTGATTACCTATAGTCCATCTATCAAATGATGCACGTTGCAGTCTTATTACATCGTTAAATGTGTAATCACTTTGGCGCCATTTGCCGGGCAAGTATGTACGCACATCGAATACATATTTTGCCTGTGGGTTACGATATGCAGCTGGCAAATTGTTATATAAATCTAGTTCAAATTTTAACCATGCTGCAGCAACGCTGTTAGTCAATTCTTCAGGATTGGTTGTAGATGTTTGACCATGTACAAAGGTTCCAAGCTGTTCGCCCTGTTCATTAACCATCACTATTCGTGATCCGTCATGACATTGAATTACCATCTGTGGCACAGTGTAGCTGGTATCCATATAAACAATGGGATGATATGCAGGAGTAATACCTAACCTTGTAGCTGTGGCAGGTACATACGTTGGATTGGTTAATTCCTGCGAACAATATGATCCTGGCAAACCACCTGGCCCACTATTTGCCCAAGGACTATCAACGGTTTTACCAATATTGATCTGCTGCAAGGCAGTAGTCACCATTTGATTTATAAATGTAGGATCGCAGCCGCTAGGACTTATGTTGCCACCTAATAGACGTGCTTGTGAAAACAATGCTTGTAAAAATCTATTGTAAAAACGCTGATATGATCGTTGAGCATATTGCATAGCTAGCATTGGATCAATTTTGCTAGAAGTACTGGTAACATCTTCAACTTCAGTTGAATTCAACACACCTAATTTCAACATAGGTGCTCTGTGCTGCAAAATACTAGTACCTAATCCTAAAACTTGCGCAGTATCGCGATAATTATTATTACCTAAAGCATTACCAACTAGTCCAGTTTGATTGTTTATAATTTCAACAAACTGTTGCAGAAATTGACTTCTGCTAATAACGCTTATATCTTGATTGTTTGGATTAGCACTTAGATTCTTTGGAATTTCATAATAGCCTTCTATACTATCTGGATTTTGTTTACTCCAACTTCTAATAGTGATTCTAGTACCATTGGCTGGTATTGCATCAAAACTTACTATATTTTGAGAAACACTGAATCCTTGATTTTGTTTTAACACAATTTCATTACCATCGGTATCTACCAAACTTGCAAAAATTGTTGGTAAAGTATTTGGTAATTGCGGTGCCGGAGTTTGATCAATGGTAAAAGTGTTAGTTACACCATCAGCAACAAAATTATTAATAATGTATTGACGACTTGGTTCTGGTGCAATATTCCAAGAGTTTAAATAATCGTCAGAAATTTTAGCAAACAAGTAACCATTATATGTTGCTGGTTTTCCGTCACTTACATATGTGATTGTTGTATTAACTAAATCATTTGAAAATACATAATCGCCAAATTGATCTAATTTTGGATTTATGCCCAATTCTTCATCTGTGGCAGAATTTACATCTGTCTGATAACTGAATACTTTACTACCAGCAAACGAACTTCCTAGATAAACACTGGGATCATTCATTGAAATTCCGTCTATGTCATAAAGGGTGAACAATGGAGCATTAGTACCAATCTTTTGCTGACCAGTTGAGATCCATTGTTGACCGTCATAATAGATATTGTAACCTTGTAATTGACCAAATGTTACGGCTGCACGATCTCCATATCGCGGGGCACCATCGCCATTGGTATTTTCAATGTCAAGTATCAATTGAATATTGCCAGCTGTTACCCCAGATACTATATAAATTCTTCCGTATTCGGCCGGATATGATTGAGCCATAGCGGGACTTATTCCCATAATTTTCATACCATCTCTCAATGGTATAGAATTTATACTCCATGATGGCTGACCTACGATGCTGCCTAGCAAATCACCATTGTTGGTATCAACTATGTCAATTTGTCCTCGATTTCTTGTACCATAATCATAAAGTTCAATATTTCCAAAAAACTCAATAATAGGTCTACGAGCCTGTAGTAAGGTTGTATCACTATAAATTGCTCGAGATTGGATAATAACATCAATATGAAACCAACGATTAGTAGCAGTCCACTGATTATTATCAACACTAGTACGTGCAATAGTAACATATTGTCTATTTGCATACTGAGACTGTGTGTCCCAGCTAGCATTGTCCCAGCCAACTATATCCCAGCCAGGATTATCTTGTGCTGGAATTTTGTATAGATAAATGCTGCGACCAACACCTTCAACAAATATGGTTACTCCATTTAGACTCAGTGTTTTGTCAGCTAGTGGAATGATTGCTAAACCACTTGTGAATTTTAATACCGTTTCTTCAACCTCACCTGTAGCTGTATATCGTACCCAACCAGTATATGTATATTCAGTTTGGCCAGCTGCTAGATTTTCTAAATCAGTAGTATCTAGTAATTCAATTGCATATGGGCCAGATGGCAACCAATAATAACGAGTAAAGTTAACAAATTTATCAAGATCTATAGGAGGACTCCAAGAATAATATTCCTCATCAAACAATCTACTGTGATTATTGGTTAATGCGCCTTGAAATCTAAGTTGATTTATGAGATCATCATAGAACAGTGCATCTGTTATTTGCCCACTTTGAAAGTTTCTACTCACTACTGTTGGTGACAACTGATAATCTTGTCTATTCTTACTTGGTTCAGACAGATAAAAATCTTTTCCGCTGTTGTACCATGGTGGCTTAATACCAACGTACCCGGTGAGAAAATCTACACTTTCTGGTTGAAACAAATGATCAACAGTGGCATCAAAGACTTTCCGTAAAGTTTCTGTACGTAGATACGCTGGTAGTAAATCTATAATTTTACGTTTTTTGTCCATTGCTGATTCCTAAAATAGATTCTGTAAGTGCTGGCACAATTTGTACGTCGGTAACTCTTGCACCGCTGATGAAAATTTCATCACTGGCACAAGTTACTTCAAACAAGTCTCCAAACTTGCTTTGTGCATTTAATGGCGTAATTACAACGCTACCAACAATGGTAGCTAGCTGTAAATGTATATAGGCTGCTAATTCAGTAAAGAAGAAACTTTGACCAAAATCCCAGTTGGCTAAACTAAAGTATTCATTTACTGCTTGTATTACTAGACTTTTTACTTCATTGTCAGTGACTGTAGTACCAGGGGTTTTTACAACCTTAAAAGTTGCTTGCAATTCTGGATTAGCTTGCGAACCAAACAATACTTTGTATTTTACCGGATGCCATATCATCTGATCGGTCATCATTTTATACTGTTCTAGGTCGCTGAAGTTTGCTTTCAACTCTGCACTGGTTGGAGGTTGTGGTTCACTGGCTATAGAACCATTAGTAGCTATCCAATTTCTAAAATTTTGATCATATGCTGATGTCAAAACATACATATCAATTATATTCATAATTGCAGGATTGATTCTCTGATCACTGGGAGCATAATGTTTCCACAGGAAGCTAACATCTTTCCTTCCAATTCTCATTTTATGAGTAGACGTTACATCAATCAAGCTTAAATTTTTGTATTGATAAAACTGATCAGTACTGATTACATATGCTAAATCGTCTTCTTGCCAAGTGGTACTAGTTGCACTTGGTACTTGTGCAGGAGTTGAGTAAATTCTGTTTAATGGTATTTCTATTGGTTGCCAAAATTGATAACCATCCGAAGACTCTACCAATGCCCAAAACAGCATTTTTGATGCTGTTACTGACGGATCAACTATTTCATTATATTCGTCAGGATTATCTGGTATTCCAAAGTTATTGCCTTCCCACATGGTTAATCTTACACTGCGGGGATCGGCATAACCATCTGGATACACAAATTGTCCAGATATTTGCCACAGATAATCATGACCCAATGCTAGACCTGTAGTAGGATCTGGATTTACTCCTAGAACTGAGATATAATCTTGTCTTGCACTGCCTGTGCTGATGTCGTAAACTTTTTTTGTATTTTCAAAATAAAATCTATTTTGACGCACGCTTTCAAATACATATCTCAAGGCTCGTACATTGATGTCCCAGCTTGATCCGGTCCATAGCACCCTTACTAACCAGCTTGAATCTTTATTTGTACTACTGGTGTTACCAGCGTATTGTAAACTGAAAACATCTGATGTATTTAGATTGTCAGCTGTTATCAATTTCCATGTTAAATCTGTTGTTTCATATCTTAGGCCAAAGTTACGTCTAGTTGCCAATGCTGCTGTTATGATATTTGTTTCTTCAGCTGTAAATGTAGTTCTAAATGCAGCTATTACACTTACAGGAACATCGTCTGTAGATAGTAATGCACTAGCTGTAACGGCCCCTAATCCACTTTCAAGTACTCCAGTTTGATTTACACCAGATCCGTTACCAACTACTCCTATCAATGCAGCATTGATACCACTGCTAAAGGTAACCAATGATCCCTGCGTCATATAATGTAATGGATTCAAACTTGGTACTGTTAAGCCAATTGGCACAGCTTTGTTGAGTGCAAAAAATGCACCGCTACAACTTTTGGTAGCGCTGGTAATTGTTTTCCATGTGTATCCTGTTGGTATAGATACTCTCGGAAAGTTATAGTAATAGAAGTTTTTTAATTCTAAACTTTGACTTTGACTACCTTGACTACCATTTACCAACGGTTGAATATCATTGACTACTATCGCATTATAGGATATTCCAGAACTATAATATACCTGTCTCGCACTTAGGTCATCTTCGCTGTAAAGAATTCCATCTGTACCAAATACATTTAAATCACTGTAATTACCGGTTGGATCAGTGATTTCTAAATATCTACTTTGACCGCTGTATGTTCTATTAACAGCTTTATTTTTTAAAATCCTACCATCACCTAAGGGGAATAAATTATAGTCTTCACCATTGACCATTCGGTCTTGTGTGTAATATGTCTGCGGTGCATTACGTGCAATACGTTCATTTGATTCAGTAGATTGAGCATTATCAACCGTATACTGCAAGTTACAAGTAAAGGCCACATTCCATATGTTGTTTAAATTATCAAGATAACTAAAACTAAATGTTTGATTTGTAATATCACTGGGCCTTATTTGATATGTAAGGTTATTACTGATGCGATACCAAACTCGTAACACTCCTATTGGTACATTTCCAAAATTACCATCAGCGAAGCGTAAACTTATACTGTCAAATCCGTCCTGATCTCGGCTAATAATACTGTAGATATTTCGAACATTTTTATCAAGGCTGTTATAAATGACATTGAAACCGTTTACACTTGGTACACGAGTCCATTCAGTTGTTACTAAGCCATTTGTATCAATGTTTTGTACCCAGATGTCGGTTTGATTTACATTGCTTGCATTAACATCAATGATTCTGTTTGGCACTGGCACTGATAATTGATAGTCTTGAAATTGCAAATTTCCCTGTTTGAAGTATAAAAAGAAACCAGTGTTGGCACTGGCAAAGCCATTGCCGTCTCTTCTAAAAACTATATTCCAACTGTTCAGTGGATTGGGACTTACTTCAAAAAATGTGCCTGCATTAGCTAGGTTGGTTAAGCTACCTTCGTTGAAATTTACATTAGCTAACTCCATTGGCATTTCATTGCCAGCTACACTAACACTAAAAGGTATAGCACTGGTTGGCAGAGAAAGATTATTCATAGAATACAGTTCGGTTGGAATACCTCCAACAATACCTGTCTTGTTTGGATTACCAAAGATGTTTGTAGATTGCAGTGTGGCATTTATCACTAAAATAAATTGCTCATACCAGTCTGGATTATTTTGATCATTCCAAATAATCTGCACATTTTGTAAGTTGTTACCAAAACTATCGTATACTGGTTGATTGCTTACTACACTGGTAATTTTCAATAATCCGCTTGCTGGAATACAGCGTTGAGGTTGATAACTCAGCATGCGAGCTAATCTAAAAATGCTTTCGCGACGAGTAGCCGTGTCTAAGAAGTTTTCTCGAGTATTCAAATCCATTCTAAATGCAAGACTTTGACCTAGATATGCTAATAGATCTATCAATGCAACAAACTCAGAACTTTCAATCCAATCATTAAAATCTTCTGGATAATTGATACGTACATAGTCAACCATAGCTGTGCGAATGGTGTTAAAGTCATAAGCGTTAAAGTTTACCTGTTTAAAGGCTGTATATATGACCCTCCAATCTTCAGCTGCGAATATTTGGCTCTGTCTAACCTGCTGGGTGATTGCCATGAATTTTCCTTATGTCATCGTTACGCTGCGTCGATCAAAATTAACCGAAAATGCTGCAGCAGCATTAAGTGGTGTATAATTTAAAACCATATCAACTCGAATACCGTGATCCAATTCTGTAACCCTTACAGACTGTAAAGTTACCCTGGGGTCTGAGTCTATCACCTGCTGAACTTCCAAAACTACCGCATCTTTGGTAGCTTCATCATAAGGTTCAAACAGATATTCCCAAACTCCGCACCCCCATCCAGGCATCATTACACGCTCATTTTTCCTTGTGTTGAAATGATTGAGTAAATCTTGTTTGACCAGTGCTAAATCAACCAATTGCTGCGATTTAGGTGCGCCAATAGATGAATACCCGACAAATAAATTTTTCTTGAAAATACCAGCCATCTTAGTGATATTTAGCAAGAATTATCTGGATGAAATTTTGCATATTGACACCAATTTGCATTATCTGCAAGCTAATATGCTATGAAAATTTTACAACAAATAGAAATTCCAGCACTTGTTGAAGAAGTGGCTAAAGTAATCTACTGCGACAGTTATACACAGTACGGTACCTGCTCTGACGAAAAATGGGCTAAAACTTCGGATACACAACGAGATTTTTTCAAATCTCAAGCTGCAGCCGTACTGATTTTCCTGCAAAGCAAAGGGTTAATCGATGTGAAATAAATATTTTGATAAAACGACGGAGGTTTTTATGAGAGTAGCTATACACGGCCGCTATTTTAGTAAGAAAAAACGGCGTTTATTAAGAGATTTAGCTCGTTGGACAGGTAAAAAGCTGCTTGGCACTAAATTGGACAAGCAAATTGATTTAACAATTAATATTGTTGGACCAGATATGTTTAAAAACGAAGGCACATACGGTTGGTGCGAAATTGAAGACTATGCTGGTCCATATGCCAGAGGGTTCAATATAACAATAACCAGCAAATTTGAAACAATGCGAAGTTTAATGATTTTAGCGCATGAACTAGTGCATCTTAAACAATATGCTAAAGGTGAACTACGACATTGCACGGATGGTTGTTTGCGTTGGAACGGCACTGGTACTATTGAT